ATAAAGATACCTTTCATATGAAGGTCTTTACCACCGGTAGCGTTATCGGTAGATTCAACGACCAGCCCTGCTTGGTCAAATGTCAAGTTCTCACTTAGTAGATTCATCACTACTCCCTAATTAACTGCCAATAGTTGATTTCTTATTGTCAGCATTTTCGCCCGCACCTTTTTTCTCAGCGCCGTGGCCTTTTGGCTGGTTTTTCATGCTTTTCGATGCTTTACCACCTGGGACGTTAATGTTACCCATGTTGTCCTCTTTTTCTGATGGATTAGCAAGACCGCCTGCTGTACCCTTAGTATCTGCTTCACCGCCTGCTACTAAGTTACTTGCTGTGCCGCCCATGTCGTTTTTACCTGCTACTGGTGACTTAGTGTTTGCACCGTTGTCGCCCATTGTTGCTGATACTTTTTCAACATACTCACGCATTTGTTCTGCTTCAGACTTTTCGCCTTCTTCAACTTCTTCGTCAGTTGCTTCTTCAACTTCTTCGTCAGCCGCTTCGTCTACTTCTTCGTCTGTTGCTTCACCAAAGCCAAGTTCGAAACCTTCATCGGCTTCTTCTTCGTCATCGCCTTCGTCATCCATGTCCATGTCGCCTTCATCGTCGCCATCGCCCATTTCTGCTTCAAACTCTGAACGTAGTTTGTCAAGTTCTTGCTCTAGATCTACTAAACGATCTTCCATGTCGCCGTCTGCTTCTGCATCGTCATCCATGTCCATATCGCCTTCTTCGTCATCACCTTTGTCCATAACGTCATCGATAAAATCGTCTGCGCTATCTGCTTCAATTGGTTCAACTTCAAATTCGTCTAGATCAAAACCTTCATTAGTTTCATCATCATCATCTTCGTCTGTTGCTTCGTCAACTTCTTCGTCAGTTGCTTCATCTACTTCTTCATCTGTAGTTTCTTCAACTTCTTCATCTTCCTCTAGATCTGATTCTAGTAGGCCTTCATAAATTTCACGTGACTTCTCAACTACAATCTCGTGGAACAGTTCTTCTGCACCAGCACGATCTTCGCTGACAAGTTTTTCGAGCATTTCCTCGAACTTGTTTAGATCTGCCATTTTATATACTCCTTGTAAAAATAAAATACCTATGGTAAGGCTGTCAATATTATTTAGTAATAATATAATATTATAGGGGAAAACACACCAAAAACTGTCAGTTTTCGATTATGATAGTGAAATATTGAATGATTTTACAAATTCATCCTTGGACATATGGTCTAAATTACCAAATTTCATTAGTGGATCGGGTATAAAGCCTTTTTTGTCTCCTATCACTCTTATATATCTTTTTTCTGGATTTTTTTGGATTACTTGTGTAGTTTGACGCAACCAGTTTCCAAAATAAGTTGCATTATCATTTTCTCTTTTGTAGTTAGGGGATCCGCTAAACACATTGTTTACACGTTTATTATCTGGACCAATGCCTTGATAATCAAAACCTAAAATGTAAATTGTTTTGCAGTTGTGACTGCTTGCTAGATGCAAGGCTGTAGGACCACTACTCCAACCTTTGCTAGGTTCAAAGTAATTTAGCCCATTGTATTTTTCGTATTGTTTGTTGTAGTTTGTCCAAACTTCGCCAATCTTATGGTAACCATTTTTTGCAATCTCGTTTACCATTTTAGCATCAACTGCTACAAGATAGTCTGGATGAAAGGTTCTGTACACTGCATTGCAAGCGTATATCTTTCCGTATTTTTTGAGATGTTTTAGTTCTATGCCAACACGACTAGTGCCGTTGCCAATTACAAATCCAATGCTCAATTATCAAACTCCGCCAGCCTCAGCATTTGCGGCAATGCCGTACATCTGCCTTACGAAAAACAATTCTTTCTCTTGTTCTTCTGTATGTAGTTCAGATGCTAGTCTTGCCTTGTTGATTTGACGAAGTGTTAAGCGTGTTTTACGTGTGTCGTTAAAGTCAATAGGAGTCTGATCTGACTGAGCGTCATATGACTTGTCCTCTTCAGGCTCCAGTGTTTCTTTGTTGAAATAAAATAGTTCACGTAATATCATATTGTATTTATACAGTTACGTCTGCATTTCCTGCAGGTGCCGCCGCTGTATCTCCTCCTGTAGCAGTTTCAGGTCCTTCTCCTGCACCGCCGTCAATTGGTGCTTCTTCACCTGTTTCATCTTCCATGCCTGCCATGTCAGCATCAATGCCTGCACCACTTACACCTGCGCCACGCATTTCACCTGCGGCATCTGTTGGTGGTGGTTGCAAGTTCTCATCGTTTTCTTCACGCCATAGACGTTCGTTCTCAGCAAGTTCTTCTTCACTGAGTCCTAAGAAACGCTTCATTGCAAAGCGATTTGAAATGTAAGGTATTGCACTCATTTGTGTAAATGTAGGAATACGTGCATTATCAATTTCACTTTGTCTGTATGCCGCAAAGTTTTGCGGTGGTTGGAAACGCAAGTCAAACATTGCTGTATCAATGTTTACACCTTTTTCTAATAGATAACGTTTAAATTCTTGATTCAAATCGTCAACTAGTAGATTTTGCAAGCGTTCACAATATGTGTTAAATCTTAATTCTTGGATATATGCTGTGCCAACACGCCCATCATTATACTGTGCGGCACTGTCGTCTGCACCAGTTGGCAAGTAACTTGAAGGAATACGCAAGCCACGCACAAGTTTATTTGTAAAGTAACGTAGGTCGTCAATTTCACCTAGGTTAGTACCACCTGGCAGTGTTTCAACTTTTGAACCACGTCCTTCAGCAGTTTGTGGGAAGAAGTAATCTTCGTTGATTGACAGCGGATTGTAAGAACTGTCTATGACATTTGTGCCTCCGCCTGTTGACGATGGGATACGTCTTTGATGAATTTCCGTCTTGACTCTTTCCACAAATTGCATAGCAAGGTGTGAAGGTAAGTTACCCACATCAACGTAGAATACTCTGCGCTCCGGCGCACGTTGGACACGGTAGATAATAATCGCATCCTCAAGCAATTCCTTTTGCTTGTAAACTTTGAAAATAGTTTCTAATAGGCTGTTACCAAATGGGAAGTTGTTGTCCATTCCTTCGTTAAGTGACAGATGCACAACATGTTTCGCATCAACAGTAACTTCGCCTTCGCCTTCTTGAAAACGGCTTCCGCTTTGCTTTGGATATTGTCCTACCATACCGCGTACACCGCCTTGGATGTATCCGTCACCGCCGCCTGTTACGTTACCGTTTGTTTCAAATGGTGTAGTTGCTACTAGATCTTTAAAGTTTAAGTTAAAATCTTTTACAACATACTGCTCAGGTGTTTTGCCTTCTGATTCATTTACAATGATACGTGTAACATTTGCAGTGTCTATGTGATAAAGTTCTTTTGTTTGCGGATCACGAATAAAAAACTGATCGCCATACTTAAACACATTGCGTAAAATTTTAAACATACGTGTTTCAAACTTTTGCAGTTTACACCACTGCTGTAAATACTGCTGTAGGACAGTAACTTCTGTGTTTGTTGCTTTCTTTTTAAAGTCAATCAAGAATGGTGTTTTGTTTTGTGTGTTCTTTTGTGAACAAAATTCTGCTAGGATATCAAGTGCCGCGTTAACTTCTGAGTCAAGATCCATTGTGTTGTAATGACCATAACGTTCAATACGGTTAGGCGAACCAACATAAACATCTGGCAGGTATGATGAGTAGTTTCGTTTTGCTGGTCCTGCGTTGACTCCTCCGCCACGGCCTCCACTTAGGGGACTAAAACTGCCACCTACGTTGTCACCTGTTGGCACTGGTGTAAAAAATTTCTTCCAACTCATATTTTATCCTATCTAAACGCCATCGCCCGTTGCGGTTAATATCTTTCTGCTAATTACATTGTTCTCACGCATAAGTGTAATTAGTTCCCCTATACTAGTATTTAAGCCTTGTCCGCCTTGTTGAGCGCCACTACTGATTGCATTAAGTATTTCTTGTGTGCCTGGTGCATTACGTCCAAAAATACCTGTACTACTGTTGTACGCATTATTCAAATCTTGCATACTATTTGCTAATTCTTTAATTGCTCCTGCAAATTCTTTAATATTAGTGCTATCTATATCGTCTGCAAATGTTTTAAGAGTGTCTAATGCACCACTTGACGTTGCCATATTTTGTAATGCGCCTTGGTTTACTTTTGAAAAAGTGTTTATCCCATCTACCATCTTGTCAAATGGCGAACTTGCACCAAACAAACCTAAAATACTATCAAGCACATTGCCTGCACCTAAAGATAGCATTGCTGTTCCCATATCCCCTAGAGCAGAACTTAGGTCTTTGATGTTTTGGGCTCCAGTTATTGCACCCATGCGTTCTAAACCTGATGCAATTTTTTCTATTCCGTCACCTGCGGAACTAATACCTTGACCTGCAAGAGCGATTGCACCGCTAGTACCAATTAATAATCCTGTAAGTACAGCCACGCCGGTGGCAACAGCCGGACTTGCAAAACCACCTAACAATAATTGGAAGCCTTTTATAGCACCATACACAACACCACCTACAGCAACCATACCTGCAAGTTTTTCTAATGCACTGTCTAATCCTACAAACATACTTGCACCAGCAGTTGCTTCTCCACCTTCTCCACCTGCGGCCGGTGTTTCTTCGCTACTACCACCGCCAAATATAGCACTCATAATAGTAGATCCTAGTCCACTAAATGCACTTTGGATTAAAGGTTTTATTAATTCTCCTAAATTGCTCATTCCGTCTTTTAGATATCCCATTATTACTTTCATAGGATCTTCAGCAGTTTGTAAATCTGTAAGTAATCCATTAAACCATGCTGTAAAAGGTTCGATTGCTTGTTTAATTTTTTCTGTTCCACCGTTATCTAAGAAAAGAGCAAATGAACTCATAGCATCTTGCAAAGTTTTAAACACACCAGACTCAATAAGAGTCACCATGATAGCATTTTTTGCATCAACAATAGATTTTTCAAAATTAGCAACACTTTTTGCGTTTTCTTCTGCCGCTGCCTCTTGTTCTGCTTTAATTCTTGACATTTCAGTACCAACTTCACCCGCTGATATCATATCTCCAATTACTTTTGCTCTTGTATCTCCCATTGCTGCCATTGTAGACAATACTTCACCTTGGGCTTTTGATATTCCTTCTGCATTTGTTTTTGCGTCTTGGAAAATTTTCATAAATTCTGCAGGCGTCATTTTTCCTTGTGCTAATAATCTTGAAGCCTCTGCAACTTGAGGACCTAACATAGATACGAAATTTTTACTATACTCACTCAACGGAGTTCCTTGAGATGCTATTAACTCCTTTACCATTTCTTGTAGTTCAGGAGCCGCACTTCCCATCATTGTAAGTACTTGATCAATTGTTTGAGAAGTGCCCTCGTCTAGATTAGCAAATAATAATTTTAATCTTTCGTCTTCTCTGTTGGCTTTTAGTTCTTCAGCAATTTGTTCTCTCTGTTTACCAGTAACTCTTGCAAGGAAATCAAGTTGTCCTATGTATTCTTTTGTACCTGCGGCTAATTGAGCATCGGTCATTCTCTGACCTCGTCCTAATCTTCGCTGTTGATCCATATATTCAGCAGTAAAGGCCGCAGTTTCTTCCATAGTAATACCTAGTCTACTAAACTGCATCTGGCTTTCTTGCACTTGTTTACTAATTTGTGTAAATCGCATAGCACCTGTTGTAGCAGATCCTGCAAGAAGTGCTAAATTTGTCGAATTATTTTGGATAACCTCGTTAAATGTATCTAACCTTAGTCCTGCTTCTGCTGCCGCTTTTCTCGCATTCATAAGATCAGCACCAAAATCTACACCAACCTGTGACAGTTCTCTAAAAGTATCAATACTATTGTCTAAAGTACTAGTAAGAAGTTGTAAAGTTCCGCCTAACAAGCCACCTATTAATGGGATATTAGAAAGTGCTCCGGCTATGTGCTGTGAAAAGTCACTGATCCTTTCACTACCTGCCATAAATTCTAATGCTAGGTTTTCAACACTTTTTTTAATGTGTCCAAAACCTCTTGTTAGTGAATTTCCTGCTTCTTCTACTTGTTCTTCAAAATCTTCTAACTCTTTGGTAGTTTTTCCAGTCTGTTTGGCCATCTTCATCAGGTTTTGTTTAGCGTCTTTTGCCCCGCCTAAGTTTCCGCCTGATCCTTTTTCCACAACTGCAAGGAGTTTTGCAAGAGTTTGCTCAGTTGCGGCATCTTCTAAAACTACTTCTTCTTGTCCAATTGTACCTTTTACAGGTCCTGCCATATTTACTGGTTCCTATTAACTACGTATATAAGTAATTTGTATATATACTGATGTAATATATTTATCCGGAGAAAATAATGCCAGAAATTCAGCCTGCAGGCGCTAATCCGCTTACAAAGTTTTATCGCCAACCTAAAATTTATGTAACTTTACCTAGCAAAGGTAAATTTTATCCCGACGAGGCGCTGAATATGCCAGAAAACGGTGAACTTCCAGTGTTTGCTATGACCGCAAAGGACGAACTTACACTAAAAACACCAGATGCGCTACTAAACGGTGCGGCTACGGTAGAATTAATTCAAAGTTGTATTCCTGCAATTAAAAATGCATGGCAAATGCCTATTCTTGATTTAGATGCTTGCTTAGTTGCTATTAGAATTGCTACATATGGTGAAACTATGGAAGTAACCGCAACAGCACCTAACACAGATATTAGGTTAGACTATACTATTGACCTAAGAAACATTATGGATAGATATGCAGACGTACAGTTTGAAGAAAATTTTGAATGGCAGGGGTTGAACTTTCAAATCAAACCATTAGCATATGCAGATTTTAGTAAAATTAACATCAGTACATTTGAAGAACAACGTATTTTTAGTATTGTAACTAATTCTGATCTAGACGAAGAGAAAAAAGTAGAAGCATTTAATAATAGTTTCAATAAAATTAGAGATATTACGTTTGGAATGATTAGTAACAGCATTGTAAAAATTACAACACCCGATGGACAAGAAGTTACCCAGCCTAATTTCATTGCAGACTTCTTAGAAAACAGTGATAAAGGGCTTTTCAATGCTATCCAAGGACATATTGACGAACAAAGAAAGCAATATGAAGTACCTCCTATGGAAGTAATTGCTACACAGGAACAAATTGAAGCAGGTTCTCCTGAAAAGTATGAAGTTCCTATTACATTTGATCAGTCAAGTTTTTTCGCCTAAGGATCGTCAGTTGGCCGGTTGAGCAGATCCTAGAAGAAGTAAAAAACTTAGAAGGCCAAACAAAGGACCTGCGTTCAGAAATCATGAAAATTTGCTGGTTTATGCGAGGAAGTGTTTCTCTTGAAGAAGCATTTGGCATGGAACCAAATGATAGAATGATAATAGCAGATCTTATTAAAGAAAATATGGAAACCACTAAGAAAAGTGGTTTACCATTCTTTTAATTTTTTGGTGCAATAACTTTATAGCCTGCTTGTCTTAGTGTATCAGCCATTTTTTCCAGTTGTTGTGGATTAGATCCTGATACTTTTGACTTAGCCACCGCTTTTCTTGGAGCAGTTTTAGGCATTTGTCCTTGATCAACTGCATATTTAGATTTTTGTACTTGGGCACCTGTTGTTTGTAGTCCCTTTTGTACAAAATGTTTGATAATACCTTGAATATCGTTAGGTTGTAGTGCGGCTTCCATAATAGATTCAAATGGTAATTCCATTTGTCCGTCATCTGCTTGTTTTTTCTGCAACGGAGCGGCGCCTTTTGCTTTTTTTGCAATAGCCTGGCCTGCACTACCTACTGCTTTACCTGCTTTTTTGAGACCTTGACCTGCTTTGTTTGCAAGTCCGCTAAGTTTTCTTGACATGCTAGGATTTTTTCTAATAGCACTGATAATTTCTTTTTCAGAACCAACTGGTAATCCAGCATCTCTTAAAAATTGGAATAACATCTGTGTATTTGGCTTTCCATCAGGAGTATTTTTTACAAAAGCCATAAAGTCTTTAGTTAATCGCTTGGCATCTTTATCAATATCAATCTTAGTCGCTGCCGCTTTACTTCCCATAGCCCTTTTCACGTAATCTAAAGGACCTTCATCAACCTTTTTTGATTCTACAATTACATCATATACATTCATTGTTAATACTCCTTGTAATTTATTTATCAATTTTGTATATCTACTTCGTAGATATAAGTTTTCGCTTGCGCTCAAACTAAACACTTCGTTTGTATGATATAAGTTATTATGGAAGAATCACGTTTTACGAAGTAAAACGTTTAAGTTTCATGTAGATTGTTTCAGTCAGACGGAACCTACACAGCGGTTCCGTCTTCTCGATGCTTCATGTGAGTTCGCCACAGCCGAGACTTGGAAGTAGGTATTTGACTATGCTACTGGGCTCTGACCTTTCCCAACCTACGTCGACATCATACGCTATACCGTATATTTGAATAATATACGCTACACCGTATTATCCCCCGCTTCGTTCCTAG